GCTCAGACCACCACACAGGCGTTCTACGCGCTTCTGGAGATAACACACCCGAGTTGGGCTGGACCTGTCCGCTTGGTGAACAACACAGAAGACGTTGTTTCCAACGCTCTCACTTTTACGGCGTTTCCGTTCAGTGTTGTTCTCCCTACAGATGATGAGGGTTCAGCCCCCAGGCTACGGGTGAGTGTCGCCAACACAACACGGATTATCGTAGCCGAAATGCGAGCTGTCGCTGGCAGCCGAACACGGGTCACAGCATCACTGAGTATCGTATCCACGATCGACGCAGACACTGCCATTGCGGATTTTCCGGATTTCGATCTGGTGAACGTCAGCTACAACGCCGACGTTATGACATTTGATCTGGTCGTCGATCCATTCATGACGGAGGCTTTTCCGGCACTATCATTCGCACCATCTTTGACCCCCGGTATTTTCTGATGAAGTGGGCCAATGACTATGTGGGAATACCCTTCAAATGGGGCGGGTATGATCGGCAGGGGACGTATTGCTACGGTCTTGTGTGGATGGTTTTGCGTGAGCAATTCGGCATCGACTTGCCGCAAAACACCGGCGCCATGAAGCGATATTTCACTGAAACAGAAACAAGTGAGCGGTACTCCCGGTTTGGTATTCCACTGCTGGGCGATCAATGGTCTCCCGGCGATGTGCTGCATATGTTCGGTTGCCCCATCAAAAAAGCCAAAGGACACCCCCCTCTTCACGTAGGGGTATGCCTTGGTGGCACAAAAGTGCTACACATGTCGGGAAGAACGGCATCTTGCATCATCGATGTAAGCCGCCCATTGCACCGATGGAGACCCGTTATGGGGTACCGACCATGCGCCATGAACTGATCCCTTTCAGCGACTCAACCCCTATTGCCACTTTCACTGTGGTTCTTCTGGTTCACGGCTCTGTCGGTGGCGGGCGGAAGGCCATGCGCGTCATGACGGGCGCGACCTTGCGAGATATGATCCCGCCGGGGATTGAAGACGAGCATGTTCGCATAGGCATTGATGGTCACGAAATCTACCCGCACCACTGGGGACACGTTAAGCCAAAAGGTGGCGCAACTGTACAGATCCTTCTGCATCCGGGTGAAATTGGATCACTGATCGCACTTCTTGCGTCAGCTGCGGGGTCATATGTATCCACTTATGGACTAGGTACAATCATTGCGGGGGGAACTTTCTTATCGGCTGTTGCAGGCGCTGTCATATCTTTTGCTATCCTGGCGCTGGGACAAGCTCTATTCGCTCAACCAGAAAGAAGTCGCCCTACAGAAGAGACCACATTCTCGATCAACGGCGCCCGAAACAGGTTGACCCCCTATGATCCCATCCCGGTGGTGTTGGGGACACACCGCTTTGTGCCGCCGCTCGGGGCGAATAGCTACACTGAGGTGGCAGGGAACGTGCAGTACCTGCGTATGCTTGTCGTGTGGGGCTATTCGTCAATCGCCTTGTCGGATGTGCGCATCGGCAATACTGCAATTGGGGATTTTGTCGAGGTTGAGCAGGAAGATGACCTCACCGGACTGAACACAACTTTCACACTGTACCCCGGTACCGCGTCCCAGGATAACCTATCTATTACACTGTCAGATACTGATTCCTCTAATGTGTTCTTTCAACGGGAAACAGACCTCGATGTGGATGAGTTTGGTGTCACAATCATATTCCCGAGAGGACTATACTATCTTACATGGAAGGGCACCTACGCCGATATGGTGCAGAATATTACTGGCGATTACCGGATTGCCGGAAGTGCAGATCCGTGGACGAATTTCATCAATCCGGCAGTTACATACGCAGGGCCCGCCTCGTCCGGTGGGGTGGTTACCAGAAACAAAACATCGGCACAAAGGTATTCTTGGCGTGTGTCCGGCCTTGCATCAAATCAGTATGAAATTCGTATGCGGTCAGCCCTTATATCCGGGCCAGTCAACGATAACACTGCCGTCAGAGATGTCACTTGGTCGGCCCTACGGTCATTCAAAAATGAAAGTCCAATAGCTGATACAGGCATTGCAGCCACGGCTTTGCGCATCAGAGCTACTGACCAGTTAAATGGAGTGATCGACCAGTTCAATGGCTTGGTATCTACACTCGTTCCAACATGGAATGGCAGCAACTGGACAGGTGTGTCTCAATCTTCAAACCCAGCTGCAATATTCAGGTACATCCTGACGGGTGCGCCCAATGCGAAAGCGGTCGGGGCGGCCAAGATCAATGATGCGCAACTCGGTGCATGGTATGATTTTTGCGTGACAAAAGGTTTCGCGTATGAGCGCGTGATCGATTACCGGACAAACATTCGGGATCTTCTGACGGAAGTTGCCGCGGCGGGGATGGCATCGCCAGAGCTCCTCGACGGTAAGTGGTCCGTACTTATTGATGATGTCAAAAGCACCGTTGTCCAGCATTTCACGGCGCGAAACAGTTGGGATTTTTCGTCTCAGATCATGTTTGTTGAGGTGCCGCATGGATTGCGTGTTCGGTTCAACAACCGCGATGCTGGGTATGAGGAAGACGAGCGTGTCGTATATGACGACGGATACACATCTGCGAACGCCACAATCTTCCAGACATTGGATCTTCCGGGCATAACAGAGCCGGATAACGTGTTTCAGATTGCGCGACGTCGACTGGCTGAGATGCGTCTGCGGCCAGAGGTGTTCACCTTTACTGTCGACATGGAGAACCTGGTTGCCACACGCGGGGACCGCATTTACTTCTCACATGACGTACCGCTGATCGGGCAAGCCTCCGGCAGAATTAGTGCCATCAGTGGTACGCTGGTGACACTTGACGAACCAGTGGTCATGTCGACGGGGACGTCTTACGGCCTGCGGGTACGCGCATCCGATGGTACCTCATACTTGAAAACAGTCACGACAGTTGATGGCACATACACAGCGATAACGGTCAATAACACCACAGGGATCGCCGTGGGAGACCTGTTCTCTTTCGGCATAAGTGGAGAAGAGGTTCTGGATCTGCTTATCAAGTCGATCGAGGGACTGGATGATCTGAATGCACAAATCACTGCCATTCCTTACAATGAAGCGATTTACTCTTCTGCCGATTCAATTCCGGCATATACGTCGATTATCAGTATCCCGATCTCTCCATCCTTTAATGGCCCCCAAATCCGGTGATAGAAAAGCTGCAGTCGGATGAGTCTGCTTTGACCCGAACATCTGTGGGTGACATCGAGCCTGGCATTCTGGCTTTCGTCAAAGGTGGTGCATCTCTTGCGCTCAATAATCGTCTGACACGGTCTCAATATTTTCAGGCACGTTTCAGGTCATCTGACCCTGCGGCGGCATATGATGCATATTCCTACACGCCTTTGGTCGACGCAGATGGCGCTGGTGGCGGCATTCTTTTGACACCTGTCGAGTTGAATGAGACATATTCAGTCGGCGTCCGTGCCGTGGGGCCAAACGGGGAGACATCCGGGTGGACAACAGAAGAGCACACCGTTGTGGGGAACGCCGCAGCACCTGCCAATGTGGACACGTTCACGATGAACGTGATCGGGGACCATGCTTATCTGGAATGGACGTATCCGAACCCGCCGACAGACCACACGGGTTTTGAAATTCGGTATGCTACCAATCAGAATGTGACTGACTGGAACACGATGATTGTTATCGCGATCCAGGTGACGCGCAGAGACAGATCAATCACCATTCCTGCACGGTACGGATCTTACGCCATCAAAACCATTGACTATTTTGGCACGTATTCGACCACAGCAAAATTCATCAATGCTTCGCAGGAAGACCCGCCCGCCACAAACAACATCGCGTCAAGCGTTGAGCATCCGTCGTTCAGTGGGACCAAAACCAACCTTGTAGTGGACACGCTGAACACGATGTCCATCGATCTGGGTGGTGGAGCCTTGAGCGGAACCTATGAGTTTGGTGAGGTGGATCTTGGTGCCGTATATACGGCACGACACACATATGTAGCTTCTGTAACTTCAGAAAACACACAGTCCACGATGAGTACATGGACGACACTGGCGTCCGTAGCGAACCTGTCAGGCACGGACACGGCATCTGATGGAACACAGGTCCGCATGGAGATTGCGTACTCGATGGATGATGTTGGAACAGGGCAAGTCTACACTGACTGGCGGCCATTCATCGTGGGGGATTATACGGCAAGATGGGCGAAATACCGAATGACACTCACGACTGATAGTGCAACGGTTACACCTGTTGTTCTGGAGCTCTCAACCTCGGTTGATGATGCGGACAGAGTGCAGTCGGGCCAAGATATTGTCAGCGGAACATCAACATACGCGGTTACATTCTCTCCGGACTTCCACACTCTCAAAGCGCTGAGTATTGCGCCACAAAACATGGCAACCGGGGACTATTACACAATAACTAGCAAAACTCGATCAGGTTTTAGTATACTGTTCAGAAATAGCGCAGGTTCTGGTGTGAGCCGGACTTTTGATTACACAGCAATCGGCTTCGGGAAAGAACGAGGGACATAATGTCACAAAGCGATTTCGGCACCATCAACCCATCTACGAAAAGCGGAACGGATCTGGCAACGGATCTGAACAATTTTCGAACGGCGCAGAATACCATGCATTCTGGCACAACGGCGCCAACATATATTGCTACAGGGATGATCTGGGCGAACAGCACAACAAGCAACTTGATCTACAATGCGTATGACGGCACAGACAGCATCCCGGTGTTCGTTCTGGACGCGACGAACAATGTCGCCCGTGTGGCGTTGGATGCGGATCGGGACACTTACATCGCGAGTGCAACAGATGATGTAATGGCTTTTATTGTGGGCGGATCTGTTCGATATAACTTGAGCAGCACACTGGGGAATTTCTTAGTAAACACAAGACACAACGACAATGTTTATGCCTACTTCGGTACGGGCAGTGACATGCTTGTGGTTCACACTGGAAGCAGCGGGCTTATCAGGAACACTACGGGCACTCTTGGTGTTGGTGCATCACTTGTCCAAATTCAAAACGCAAGTGGTACAGAGACACAAGCTCTTTTTGCCCAAAATGGTGCTGTGACTCTGTACTATGACAACTCGGTAAAAGCGCAGACCACCTCCTCTGGGTTTAGTGTCACCGGAAACGTGATTGGGTCAGGAAACACCCAAGGTTTCAGCCTCATTGCAGAAGGCGGGGGTGTATATATTGATGATAGCACAAACCCCAGCTTGTATTTCCGTAACGACGCTAACCAGTTACAAAGTCTACTCTACCACAATACTAGCTCCAACCTGACGATGATGAACCTGTATAACACGGACGGTTCTGGCGCTCGGAACATCGCTATTTTTGCGGATCAGGGAACCGCTGCGACGGACCCCCGAGTATTAATGACCAGGGAAAAAGGTGACTTTAGATACGCTTTGGACGGAACGGGGGAATCTTTTGATATCACTGGTGCCAACCTAAGCGGGACCACCTTCTTGGCTAGAACCGGGATAAGCGGAGATGCCACTGTTTTGCACGTCCATTTTAATCAGGTAACTTTATCCGGTAGCGGTGATTTCGCTATCAGACTTGGGGTAGGTGGTGCCGCTACGGCCACTGGTTACGTTAGTGGAGCATCTGCTGCTGGCGGTGGAACTTCTATCTCTGATGGGATGATCGTTAAAGCCGGGACGGCTGGCACGACTTACTCCGGGGTTATGATGTGTACCAGAAGGAGCGCGACTAACATTTGGGTGTGTACTCACTCTGTAGGTGGTAGTGCCATCGGAGATAGTTCGTTTGGTGGGGGGTTCGTCACG